TCAACGGTCGTTCGTTTTCGTTCAAAATTCCTAGTTCTTTATCAAGGGCTATAAATGTGTATTTTTTAAAAGGCAGTCTGTAGTCCTCAGATGAAGCTAGTTTTTCAATTAATTTCCACCACCAGGCATATGAAATAACCCCAAACTCTGACTCCATTGCCACGATTTTAGGATCATTGCTCGCATTAACATCGTGGCTGAAGTAATATACATCCTTGGCCATTCATCATTCCTCATCTACAAATAAATTATCCTGGGCTCTGCGCCCCATAATAAATTTCACGCATTCATCAATTAAGTCTTGAACAGAGATAGCGAATGTAGAGTCTGCATATTCAACATTTAACCAGTCTGTTTTGAACTTAAATTCATTAGGAGTGTTCATATCAGATACAATGCCTTCAACACAAACCTGACTAATAAGACCTTCGATATCGCCATACTTAAATTTGAATGTGTTTACCAAAAATGGAATTTTAAATTCTTCCAAGAATTTAAAATTCTTCTTCACAATAGACTGCAGTTTGCTGAATGCTTGCAGAAGTTCAGGACGTGGATCATCCTTAGATTTTAGCGTGAATACATCCGTTAACCCTGTAGCAGACGGTTTCTGATAGGCGATGCTAATATTATTGTCATTAATTTGGATTGATTTTATGATCATAAAAGGCTCCTTTCTTGTTCTACGATTACTAATTTGCCGGTAGCAGCTTGAACAGCTCGTTTGAATGTTTCTGCATCTGAGTTGCTATCTGATAAATGGAGTAGCCGTATATCTTGGCATTTAGTTAGGTCCATAGATTTGAGAAATTTAATAACATTTTCTAGTGAAAAATGAGATTGGATTAACCGTTCCATTCGCTTTTCATCTAAATAACCTGCTTCTACATGTTGGTGTAGTATTTCATAGGAATGGTTACATTCAACCATGATGTGATCAACATCTTTAAATGTGTACCGACAATAATAGGTATCGGTAATATATAGCAGTTTCTCTTCACCATCAGAAATTAGAAATCCAATATTAGGAACGTCATGTTCTAACTCAAATGGTAAGATACTGAAATTGCCTACCGTAAATTGAACTTTTGGGGTTATAAGAATTGCTGTGTGCTTATCAGATACATACAAGGCATTGGCGGTATCTGATAGCATATAGACACGATGTCCAAGCTTTAATAGATCATTGACAGCCTTGCTATGGTCTCCATGTTGATGTGTGAGTAACGTTCCGCATAAATGCAAAAAGTTAAACCGGCAATATCTCTGAATGTCTTTAAACGGTAGTCCTGCATCCAGGAGTAACTCATCCCCATTAGTGGAAGTTTTGATTCGGTAGCAGTTCCCTTTTGAGCTACTACCGAATGCTTGAATACTAATCACAATTAATCACCGAACATTTTGACTACTTCACCAGTTTCAGGATTAACAAATTCACTGGCAGGACCAGGTTCAATGTCAATGGCTTCAGAATTTGCATTATTAGCGATGGTTTCTGCTACATCAGATTGAACATCGATAGTTTCACCTTCGAAATCAGGGGTGAGCTCGCCATTATTATCACGAATGACGGCACCATCTACAGAAATTGCATTAGCCATACTTTGCATTTCAACAGATAAAATGCCATATTTACTTAACAAACGTTTGAGTACTGTTTTTATGGCCATGGCGTCAAAGTCAGTTTTCCAAAGGCCAAAGCCCCTTTTGTATGTTTGGGAGTACTTTATAGCGTGTGCTTCAGCGTCTTCTTTAGACATATATAAATACTTTTCAAAGCCATTAATGAGTTTGAAATAAGCGATGTAGCCAACTACATTATCGCCAGTTCGCTCGCCTAATTCGAACTCGCCAGTAAGTTTGTTATGGTGTTTAATTTCGCCTTCATAAATTTCACTAGCATTAATAGTCTTATATTGACCTGTGCGCATGGCCAACTGGATATACCCTTTGTAACCCATTTGAAATTGAGCTTCATTAATTTTCTTTTTACTGTTGTAGAAAGGAACAATATAGGCAAACCCCAGGTTTTGATTAATCGGAAGATCCAAAGTAGCCGCCATCACACCTGCAGTAATAACTGTAGTAGGGTCTGCTTTCGATAAAAGTTCATTATTATTAGATACAGAAATCAAACTGGATACAAAGGCTGCTGATTTTTTGCCTAAGATTTCGTTAAAACGTTTCTTTACTGACTCACTAGACACCATAGTTTTAAGAGATGGTGTTTGAGTTTGTGCTTTTGTTACTTCACCCATTATGTACCTCCTATGCCACGTTTTCGCATACAGCGTGGATATCTAAATTAGATAAAATATTGTGAATTTCTAAACGACCCTTTTGAGTCCATTTAGTTGTAATTTTAGAGTCTAGTCGACCATCACTTCTGCAGAATGTAAAGGTTTCGGATTTAGTGAAGCCTTTTGACATATGCTGCTTGTAGAGGATCCATTGATCCCCCACCTTACGTTGTAGACCAGCTTCATGTAAGATTTTATTTAATTCTTGAGCGCTCATGCCGTAGTCAGCAGCAATTTGTGTGATGGTCAAGCAGGATTTGCTTGAGAGGATTTTATCCACGTAATCCTTGACCGGTTTAAATTCAGCTATCTGCTGCTCTTGCTGAGCGACAATAGCTTTGGTAGCATTGTGCGATTCCACCTCATTAGCATAAGCTCTTAGAGCTTCAGGTAATGTTTTAGGAATTGCTATAGAGTAGGAACCGGTTTTTCTAATAGCAGGAATTACATCATGTGTAATCCAACGTTTAAATTCTTTAGCTTCGGGTTTTCGACTAGAAAGAACCAAGCTATAAAGTCCGTATTCATTTACAGTTAACAAATTTTGATGCCCGCCAGGGGTAGGAATTGAATTCGTACCCTTTTCATCTGCATCTAAACGACCTACTGCTTTTGATGTATCACCAAGACCTAAACATTCGCATACATCTTTTGCTACAAACCACAATTCATTATCTAACTCTTGGACCCTAACCTGCCCAAAAGAAATATTATTAAAAACTTGTAAGTCCTCCATAACTACACCTCCTTAACCACCAGTTGTGGTTCTGATTCGTCAACGATCAATTTAATTGTTTGGCTATTAACAGGAATAAAGTCAGTAACAGCTTCGGCATTATCGATAAACACCGGAGCACTAACTTTGAAATAGCTAGTTAATGCGTTAATGATGTCTAAGCCCGTATTAATGCGGGCTGCGTTATTCATGCTTCGATACGGAACACCTTTATAAGTAGTTTCGCAACATTCTTCGACGTTGCCATTCAGCATGATGTTAAACATACGGAATCTTGCCAATTTAAACCTTGCATTAATACTTTCTTCCAGCATACTAACTTTAGCTTTTATGAATTCATCCATCAGATAAGAGGCTTCATCCAGTTCATTCTTTTCGGCAACAAGTTTTTGTTGTTGGTTTTCTAATTCGATAACACGATTTTCAATGTCATCAATCAATTTGAATTTATTTAATTCAGTCTCGAGATTTGCTTTCTTAGATTTCAAAGAGGAAAGTTCATCATCAAGTTTTGCGAGTTCTTCAGTGTCTGCACCTGGTTCCTCTTCAACCTCAAGTAAGAATAATTGCGCTTTTAAGTCAGCATACGTAGGATCATCTTCGACATTAGGTTCAGAGCATGCTTCATATTCTTCACGTTTAATATCTCGCTCCTTGCTTTGTAGGGTAATGTCATCAATTAAACCGTCAGCCTTCAATGCCATCGTTTTCTGCTGCTCTTCATAATTTCCTTTTAACTTAGCAGCACTATCGATAAGGCCTTTCCATTCTTCAAGCTTTTTAGATTTATTAGCGTTAAATTCTGCCTCGAGTTTTTCCTGCTTGTCAGCTGGTAGTTGCTGTCCACAAGTAGGGCAAGCCTCTTTACTAAACTGCTGAGAGTTAAATGTGTTGAATTCAGATGTTAGAGTTTCGATGCGTTTGGTTTCTCGCTCAATTTCTTTACTGAGCTCGTTGCTTCTATCCATGCATCTATCTCTTTCGGATTCAGTTGCCTTTAATTTAGATAGTGCCGTTTCGTATTCGCTGCGCAAATGTTGTTTGCGTTTATGGTAATCGGATAATATGTCTGAACGTCTGACATCTAATTGACGATTAATGTCACGAATTTTAGACTGCTTTTCTGTAGCACTAAAACCGTTTTTAATAATGGCCTTTTGTTTTTCAACATCATCAATGCCAGTTGATAAAGTTTTAATATCACTGATTAGTTTATCTTTATCAGCCATAACTTCAGGTTTATTTCGCACAGCTTCATCAATACGAACCGGAATCATATCCAGTTCTTTATTAATAGCTGTTTTCTTGCTGGCAATCACTTTGCGTTGATCATCAACTGTGCGTCCATCTAATAACTCTGCTAATCGTTTTAAGTCTTCACGACTATTGATTACAGCAGCATCGTCAATGTCGCCACACATTTCAAGGAGCAGCTTCCGACGATTTTGCCAGGAGTACGTCTCATTGAAATATAAAGGGTTAGTAATTAATTTGAAGATGCTTTCATCGACAAGCGAACTAACTATTTCTTTGTATTCTTTTTCTTTCTTAGGCACACCATCGACAAAATAATCTGTCGTATGACCTGTGAGGGTAACTTCGCCACCACGAGGGGATGAGTACTTTTCACGGTATACACGTTTGAGCTCAACAGTCCCGCCTTCATCTAATGTAAAGGTTCCTGTTACTTCGTGATTGACTTTATGGATAGGTTCACCACCATCCAATGTTTTGATCTCAAAATCAGCTCTATCCAAACTATCTTTGCCAAATAGCAACCAACACACAGAGTCAAATACAGTCGTTTTACCAGTAGCATTATCGCCACGGATTACAACATCGCCATTAAGATTTATGGCAAAGGACTTTAGCCCTTTAAAATTTAGTAATTCTAATTTTGTGAGTTTCATATCATTCTCCTATACAACAGTGGCATCCACATCGATGGTGTGCGGCTCAATCTGTAATTGATTGGCCCATTGCATTACTGTCGAATTAATTTGAGCATTCTTTTTTAGTTCTTCATTAGCGAAGAGCTTCGCCTGCACTAAGTCGAATATTTGACGGCCTTTCTTTTTACCTTTATTGTTCAATTCTAGGCATGCGACCGGTTTCATTGCATCGTCAGTGACTACCACTATTGCAGTAGTCCCTTTCATGACTCTATCTCGGTATGATCCGACGCAATTTTTTAACCGTTTACCTACAGTCATTAAATCAGCTGCAGTCTTAGGTACCATGAAGTGCATTCCGTTTACATCAGCTTGTAGCTGAGGGACTTCCGGAAGCATTACATCGCCATACTCTTGTTTGTTATAAATATTAACTACAACATCATGGAAGTCTTTTAGCTTGCAATTAGTATCCCAAACTTGAGCTATATACTTACCATTTATTTGACTGTACATATTAACAATATCCCTGATATCTGATGCAGTGACATTTAACAAATACCGCAATAAATTTCGTTCGCCATATCGTTTGGAAAGGCCAATCCACATATTAAGTATTTTTTCAGTCCTAACGCCCATATTCTCATCTAAATGAGCTGCATTAATTATTTTTGCAGATACATCATCGAACCCTTTGTCTCGATTAAGCGTCAATATTGTCCTTCGATTATTTTCGTCTTTAAAAACATTCAGCATATATGATAACTTAACAATCATAGGGTCATTAACCATCATGCTACGCAATAATTTACTATCAGGAGCTCGATGATAAATTCGCAATGCTTCTAAGAATCCGGTCCCCTTTTTAGTCATAGTTAAAATCGAATCATCAAAATGTAGATCTCTTATGGAACCCATCCAATAGCGTGGAGTCCATTTAATGTTGCTTTTAATAATTTTAGTGACAGCAGGCATATCAGGAGCTCTAAGCTTTAAGATCATATTAACCAACATAGAAATTCCATATCCGCCATATTCACTAATCGAGTGCGGAATATAAACATCTTTTACTTTATATCCACACTGTTCTGTTAAGCGCTTTTCAAATATTAGGCGCAGGCTTTTGAAGAGTTTGGCCAAATGTTCTTTATTAACTCCATGTACTGCATACGATTTCCCTATGTATTTTAAAATTGGCATAATCGGATTATCATACTCACGAATATACTCGACTGTGAGCTCATGTTTTCTCTTATCTTCATCGATATAAAAAGCTTTTCTGGCTTTGAAATCAAAACGCAGGACTTCTTTATAAGAGCCATCTTCAGATGTTCCATCCCAAAATAGCTGGATTCCTTTATATTTAATACGAAGATCGAGAAAGTCTTTGCAATTAACGACTTCAAAAAACATTTCTTTAGGAAATAGTTCCTCATCATCAGATGCAATTACTACTTTATGAACATATGGTTCGGAGCGAGTTCCACAATTAGGACAAACATAATATTTCGCACCTGTATAATATCCGCAGCCCATGCTATATTTGCGATTCCATGTACCACCAAATGTATGATTGCAATCGCAATGGTGAATTGTTGTGTAAGCAGCATCATAATGTTTTTCAATTATGATGCTATCGAACATTTTACGGATGTATAAACTAGACACAGTTTCCACAGAACGCCACCGCCTTAATCGTCGAACATGGAAAAGATGTTCGAATTTTCTTCTACACTAGGCTCAGCCGTTGGTTGCATTTCATCTATAGTTGGTTTGCTATCAACTGGCGCAGGTTCTTTAGCCGTTTTAGTCTTACGAGTACGCTTTGGCTTTTCTTCCTTTGCAGCATCTTCCGTTTTATCCTTAGGAGTAGCTGACTTAGGAGGCTCGACCACATCAAAGGCTTTTACAATCGCATTGGACGCTTTCATGACATCCTCTGTATACGCTATACCTGCTTGGTATTCTTCAGCATTACCAGGGTCCAGTTCAATTGCCTTTTGTAATATGTCTAGCGACTTTTTACATATGTCTGCTTGGCTTTTAAATTGTTGCTTAGCCATATTTAAGCCTCCTCTGCCATGATGGATTTTAAATCGGTGATAAGATCATCTGTCAAAGAGTCGCTGGACGGACGAGTAACACCATGCTTGCTAAAAATTGCAAGTGCTTTTTTTGCTTTAACCCCGTCTTCGCCCATCCATGCACGGAATTCTTTATAAAAGGCTTTTTTATCTACAGGTTCAGGTGTTACATCTAACGTGTTTTCAACTTCCTGCGCAGGCGCATCTTTAGGCTCAATTTCTTCCTGTTGTGGCGTCCGCTCTTCTTTTGGTTCAACAGGTTCTGCGTCTAATGGCTGCACTGGAATATCATCAGATGTTTGTTCTTTAGCAACCTTTTTGACATCCTTCTTGTCAGACTGCTCGCGTTCAACACACTTTTTAAATTCTGCATTGAGCGCCTCTTCAGCAAGTTCAAGGCTCTTACCGTTAGCAGGTCGCACTTCGACAATTGGTGTATCGGAAGTTTCTGAGCAATTGCCGCAGCATTGATGGTTTAAAATTCCATTCCATTCTGCGATTTTAAGTGCAAGGTCTTCTGTGTCATTGAATTTAATAGTTAAGATATTTTGATTTTCCATGATAGTTTCTCCTTTAGAATTTAAACAGTAATTCATCATCAAATAATTTCCCTTCAACGATTTTAGGGATTCCAATTTCCTGGAGTTTACGAATTACGCTACGACTTTTCGATATATAAATAGTATTTTTTTTAATTTGTACCTCTGTCGGCTTAATTACATATGGCTCTGTTGCAAGCGCAGGAGCCACACAAATGACTTTGTTGTTAACATCTATACCAACCTTGAAATATTCAGGCCCTTTTAACTTTCTGTAAGCCGGCATTGAAAGCTTGATATAGCTATTTGTAGTCACTATCGCTACCTTTTGTAATGATTCGTGTTTACCCCTGTTATCTGCAAAGAAATTAAAATTAAATGTATTTACAGCAGGTTTAGATTTTATTGCTTTTATTTCAGGCATTTTATCTCCTCTCAAAATTTAAATAGCAGCTCTACTGTACCGTTCTTATCATTAACGGTACCTTCGAGATTGTTTGTAATGCCTAACTCTTTAAGTCCGGCTAAAACAATACGAGCTCTTGAAATAACTACCTTTGACCGTTTAAGTTCGTGGGATTTTGGATAAATAGCACCTTTGATATTTTCTTTATTAATAGGTAGCACATGAATTACATGGTTTACCTTATCAATGCCCACCTTAAGGCCAATAGGTTTTCCCATTGCTTTATAAGCATCCATGCTTAATCCACACGCGGAACCCCACACATTAAATCGTATTTTCGGAGGTAACCGGCCCGATCTATTAAAGAAATCAAAATCTATATTTTTATTAACAGTTGGCATAGTAGCCTCCTTATGTGTTACAATTTAACTAGGTTAATTTAATTTGTGCTCGTATCTCATTGCCGTGAGTGCGAGCATTTTTACTTTTACGGCGAATATGTTCATCGTGGCAGGACTTACATACTCTAATTGCCTTTCGATTAATCTCGTCATAAATGTAGTTATGAGTGTGTGGAATTAACCTAACTCCACATTTCGTACATGTTCGAACCGGACGTCTCATCGTATTAGTACCCAAACCAGACCGCCATAAAACATAATGCAAACGGCCATCACAACAAGAATAAATAACACACCAATCACATCAATATCGTCCATAATGCTCATCCTCCTTAAATGATTTATAAAGAATAGCTACTGCTGATACAACGCATAAAAGCAACAGTAGCATAGTCGATGAATGCAACTCGTACCCTTGTACATCTGAGCCTTCTAAAATTCCAAAACATGTGGCCAGCATGATGCCTGCTAATTTTTTCATTTTTTCACTCTCCTATTCTTGCTTGGCATCGTTTCCCTAGCCATACATTAAACGAATCTAAATGGATCAATCGTTTACCTCCTCGGGCCCCTATCTTCATCGACGGAAAATCAAAGTCAGCCGCCCATTGACGAATCACATCTTGAGGAACGCTTGCTAGTTCAGCAGCCTCAGCGACTGTTATGCATAATTTATTCCTGTCCACAATAATCCTCCTTTATATCTTCTTTATAGATGTTCATAAAATTTTCATGAATATTTTGCGTATTCTTAAATAATTGTTTGTATAATCACCTTGAAAGGAGGTGATTATAATGAAATTCAAAATGCCGGTTGCCCCATTTAAAAATATGTCTGAATTATTTACTGTAATACGAAATAATAAAGTAATCGCTGACAAAGTGTATGGATTTTTCTGTTCTAGTAAATATCCAAACTCCATTCAAACATTAGAATTTTCAGATATAATAGAAGGCGATATCTTGGTTCATAACAAAAAGAACTACCATGTTATAGATGTAAAACCTTTGGGAATGACTGATGGCGCCATTTTAAAATATGAAACAGACTATCAGCGTGCTCATAAACGCTCTAATGCAACCAATATATTTAACATTGGCACTATAAATGGAAATTCTATAATTGGTTCACAAGAAAATATTTCAATTTCTATAGATCAATCCATAAATTCAATTTCAAATCTAATTGACAATGACAAAAATATATCTATGGAAGAAAAAGAAGCGTTTAGAAAAATGCTCCATTTGCTAGAAACAAACTTAAGTAATGATATCCCCGTGCAAAAAGGTCTATTATCAAAATTTTCTAATGTACTCCACAAGCATCAACATATTGCTATCGCAGTTATGCAGATGCTATTTGCTTTTGTCACTGCTCAGAGCAAATAATTCATCTATATCTTTTGCACATTTATTTTGAATTGATAAGGCTAATTGATAAATTAATGATGCGTCTTTCCAAACAGATAATTTATTATTTTGTGATTCTTCTAGATTAGTTAGTGCATCAGATAACACAATTATTTTGTCAGATAACTCCATGATTATTTGTGGATCATCCACTTGTTTTTGCAACTCCGTCAATAGTTCCAGCTGTTGGCGGAGTATTTTAATATGTTTTTCCTCTTTCATTTAATGCCCCTCGCTACTGCCACTAACGTTTGTTGGTGGCTTATATGTTTTGCAAATTTATGAGTTTTTAATCAATAGAACTAAATCAGTTGTTTGTGTTGTACATATTTTCTCCTTTGTTAATTAAATATTTATCTTCACCTCCCGTTCATGTATAATTTTGATGAAAGGGAGTGATATAAATGAATAGTTTACAAATCACAAAAATTTGTAAAATACTAGGTGAGTTATTAACTGGACAAGAAATAACAATAATGTTTGCTAATTTAGGTATTAACTGTGAACTTCCTGATATCGATACAAAATGGAAACGTATTTATAATGGAGTCGCTAATGAATGTAATAAGAACAATTCCTACGATCCAATGATAAAAATAATTGAATACATTATGGCTCCGTCACTCTTCGTAGAAAGACAAAATGATTTTACTGATGCATTAGATTCATTAAATACACTTTTAAGTTTTATCGGGCTTAAACTTCTTCCTACAGGAAAGGTAATAAAAGTAACTCCTGCAACAACACTAGACGAGGCTACCGAGGTTGTAAGTCGATTGAAAGCAGATCTGCATAGATTTTCAATTCATCCTCAGATACTTGCGTTCTGTAGACCTGAAATTATTTCAGAAAATCTATTCCATTTAATATTTGAATCTTGTAAATGCCTATTAGCAGAATTGCGCTCTATATCAGGATTAGATTTAGATGGAAGTACTCTAGTAAATCGATGTTTTGAAGGTTCGAATCCGATAATCGTTATGAATAAATTTCAAACTGATGATGAAAAATCAGATCACAATGGTCTCCGTTCGTTGCTAAATGCAATTGTTTATCTATACAGGAATCCCAAAGCACATACACCCAAATACCTAAGTAATGATACTTATCAATCAACTATTGAGGCATTAATTATTATTTCCAGAGCACGATATGCGCTCGAAAAGTGTGTCAGAAATTATACTCATAAGATTAATTGATTCTGCATTAACAAGATTTGCAGCCCCGTCTAAAACTATTTTTAATTTCGACTCAATGCCAGGTATATACATATCTGCATCGTCCCGACTTAAAAATATCAATCCATCTTTGATGCTACGTGATAGATTACCGTTCAGGTCTATTACGTAGTATTTTTTATTGTCGAATTGTGTTGACAACAAAACTACTTCTTTGATTCATCTCTCCTCCTTTCTTGCAATGTGTTGAATTTAATTCAACGCTTAGCTAAAAAAAATAGAATCTCGTTCATCCGGCGTAAGGTTTAATGATTCACATATAGTGATAATTTCGCTATTCTTGAACTCATTTTTACCAGAGATTTTCATTGCTAATCCGTATGGCGATATGCCTAATCGTTCAGCTAAAACCTTTTTCTTTATGCCGGTATCATAAATCTTGCGAGACAGCATTTTGCCGTTAAACCCCAACATTATCACCTCCTTTTTGTTGAAATATTTTCTACAGTCATATATTAGCATCATGTAGAAAAAATGTCAACATTTTTATATGAAAAAGTAAAAAAATGTTGAAATTTAAGAACTTATTATATATACTATATTCAAGGAGGACTTTTAATATGAATAAGACCATTTACGACAGAATTAGAGAGAGGCGGATACAATTGGGGCTATCACAAGAAGATTTAGCTATAAAAATGGGATATAAATCCAGGTCAACTATAAATAAAATAGAGTCTGGAGCTGTAGATATAGCGAGAAATAAAATTGAAAAATTTGCTGAAGTATTAAATACGACCCCAGCATATCTAATGGACTGGAATGACGCTCCTAAAGAGTACTATATAGATCCGGAAGTATCAAAATACGCACAAGCGGTAAAAGATAATCCAAACTTACGAATCTTATTTGATGCCAGCAAGGATATGTCTAAGGATGATATAGATTTTGTAGTTAATATGATTGAGGGATTAAAGAAAAGAGAAGGCAAATAACATGGCAAATTATGAAAATATAATAAATTCATGTGTTCGTGAAATGCAAGCTATGTCATTTATTGTTTCTAGCATTTCCATCTTGCTCGCATTATTAATATATTACTTTACACAGAATGGATATATTTCTTTGATGTTACCTATTACTGTTAATGGTATTTTTTTGATGATTTTTACAAATCAAGTGCAAAAAAACATGCGTAAAAAATTCCATGTATCGTGATATAAAATATCCCTACGAAGGGGCTGATTCCGTGAACATTAATTTAATCTATGTAAAATTACGTAAAACTCAAACTGCCATTCTAAAACTAAATGAGGATGGTACATATACCATCCTAGTCAATAGCAACAAGCCACGAGATATGCAACGCAAGGGGATATTACATGAATTAGGGCATATTATACACGATGATATGTATAGTATCGCTAATGTTGATTTAATTGAACGCATGGCCAATGCAAGGGAAGTTGACGATGTAGATGGTATTAATTTTTATCATCATGTCTTATGACAAAAGGAGCGGACATTATGTTTGATGCTTATAAAATCATTGCTATTGAAAACGAAACCACAGTATTAATTAATTATGGCCTAAACGACGGTGCCAAGGAGGGCGATGTTTTGCGAATAATTGAACCTGGCGAAGACTTAATTATAGATGGCGTAAACTACGGCGCGTATGACGGCATAAAAGATATTATTGAAGTTACAGCCCCTTATGCTCAATTCTCTGTATGTCAGCGCATTGTTAGACGTACTAGCACTCTATTTAGTCCGGTATCTGTACTTCAAAAAACTATTGCTCGAACCGTCCCATTAAATGTCAATAAAGATGATATTTCTGACAATCTTTCCGCACCTAAAATAACGCCTATAAAGATAGGCGATACTGTTTTGCTCACAAGAGAATAAGTATTGAAAACTTATTTTATATGATGTATACTAATGGTAGTGAACTGTCCCTTTCCACATTGCGTGACTGTTGGACACTGGAGCCCTTGCTATCATTGGTAGCGGGGCTCCTTTTATTATATAGGAGGCTGAATTTTGACAATTTATGACAAGCCTTTTAAAACTTACGAGCAACAAATTGAATTATTACGTACTAGAAATCTAAACATAAGCAATCAAGAATTTGCGATTCATGCTTTAGATACAATATCTTATTATGATCTAATTAATCGGTACCAAAAGCATTTTATACCGGACGGAGAGCATTTCATTGAAGGTACTACTATAGAACAGTTATATAGCCTTTCTATGTTTGACAGATCTATACAAGCATTCATTTTAAAGTATAGTATGTTTATTGAAAATATATTTAAAACAAAACTAGCTTACACTTTATCTAGAGATTTTGGTGTAGATATGTCAGTGTATTTAGCAAAGTCAAAATATAAAGAGTCTTATCAAAATCCTAATAATGTATTAACGTTTGATGCTGTTCAACTCGAATGTTTCAAAACAAGAAATAATGATAAAATCGCAAACAACCCTACTTTATATTATCGTGAACACCATAACCACATTCCACCGTGGATACTATTAAAAAACCTATCATTTAGTAATTCCATTAATCTCTTTAAACTGTTAAAGAACGCCCAACGCGACGACGTTGTGAACGAATTGTTGCCTAACGAACCTGACAGGATAATTCCACTTAACGATAAAACTAATTTTATTATTTGCGCATTAGAGGCCATTAGAGTGTTTCGAAATGCAGCAGCACATAATCTTGATTTCACTGCTCTTAGAACTGATGAGACACGAAAAATCCCTTCTAGTACATTGTCAAAATGTTTACCCGGAAAAATTTTAATAAAGAAAGAAAAGAAGAAGATCGAGAAAAACGAAAAAGTATATCTTAAGGGTGTATATGGTGTAATGTTATCGATGATGGTTTTACTAAAAACTGATTATCTTAAAAAACAATTTATTGTCGACTTCTTATCTGTATTTAATGGTATTGACGAGGGCGACCGGGAAATAAGGCCTTTTTTATTTCAGTGTTATGCGAACATCGCAGACATGCCGGCAGATACACAGAATAGATTTTTAATCTATTTGGGGCAAACGTAGAAAACCCCTCCTCTCTCTTATACAAAAAAATAAGCCCTCACCGCAGTGAGGGCTACTAAAAACTACATACCTAGCCTTAGAGGTACTTCATTTTTACTCCAATAACATTATACCACAAAACCTCTAAGGCTTATTTCTCATACCCAAATTTAAGCCAAGGAGGTTATTTTTATGGCTAAAAAACGATCCGACGGTCGCTACCAGGTATCAAAGATGATAAGCGGCAAGCGTAAATACTTTTATGGCACAACCAGGAAAGCGGCTATAGAAGCTATGGAGAAATACGTAAATACTAATCAATCATGTGCCAATTTCGATGATACTATTTCATTAAATACCTGGATTAATATATGGCTGCAATTAAAAGAAAAGAGTATAACACCAGCTACCTATCAAAGTTATACAGGAATCATTAATCGTTATATTAGAGATAAAATCGGCGGCGTAAAGTTAGCTGAAATCAAACCTAATACATTACGATATGTCTTTGAGTCAATGGACGGATTGTCATCAAGAACTATATCCTACACCATGACAATCCTAGGTTCTATATTAGAGCAAGCGGTAAAAGATGATATAATCC